TTTTTCCACAAAAGCAAGGCAGGTTTCCTGTTTGCAAAAGCCAGAGATAGAGACAAGGCGGAATGGTGCGAGATTAATGACATCACTCTAGTTGTTTTGAGATTTGACGATTCGGAAGAATATTGGAGAAAAAAAATTGAACGCAGCAGATAGACTATCAGCCTTTTTAGGTGGCATTGATTCATATATTACCGCAAAGAACGTTGTTCCTACCAGCTTTAAAGCGGACTTTGCTATAGCAGAGACGTTATCGTTAGAAGATTTAGAAAAGCTAACTCAAGATGAGTGTTTTAATTGTTCGTATCAGCTTTATCAGTTTGCTGACCACGTAGCTAGAGAAAAAGCACACTGCGAAAACGTTGTTCGTTGGTGTAGCAATACTTTGCAGGGCATTATATCGGACGAAATTAGTAATGGAGTATGGGATCAGTACGCAAAACATGACACAAAAGTAGCAACCATACTCAGAAACGATGAGCTTGCAAATAGAATCAATGAGTGGAAAATGACCGCAGAAGGTCGCTTAGAAAATCTAAAGAGCAGAGAATACAACGTACGCCGGAAGGCCGACATTTTAATTGAAAAAGGTAGAAGAAAATGAGTGACGATATAGTAAAAGTGCTGCTAGAGTCTCTTACTCCCGATCAAAAAGATCAACTTGTTAAGGGTCTACTAAACAGCAACGTTAAGGATGTAGAAACATTTGAGACAAAAGAGGAAGCGGTTTCCTCTGAACCTCGTATTACTACTGTAAATGAGGATTTTTCTGTTAATAGAAAAGAAGCTAAAGGTAACAAAAAAGTGGTTAAGGCAAGAAAGAACAATTGGGTAGACGACGGAGAACATAGAGAGGGCAAGGTTGACTACGAAAAGTTTGAAAAGACTCGCACTCCTAGAAGAAGAGATAAGCCCAACAAAGTGCAAGTTGAGTGTCACGTTTGTGGAAAATCATTCGCTATGAACGAGAGTTTAGTTCATGGTGAATATATTAGATGTAACCGTTGTACAGGAAGATAAGTAACATGGAATCAAATCTTTCCGACGTAGGTTCGGAACGTGCTGTATTAGCAGGACTGTTTGCATATGGTCTAGAAGCATACGTAGAGATATCAGATTTTCTAACTCATAGCAGTTTCTCACACAGAAACAATCAAGTAATTTATAAGTGTGTAGAGAAAGTTTTACAGAATGAGGCAGAGATAGATCTGCCAGCTATCTTGTCAGCCTCAGAACAACTAAACCTTTCTGAAGTAGTTCAAACGGAACAAGAGCTTGACTACATTCGCGACTTGATGGAGTACCCCGTCAAGAAGGAGAATGTTCCACACTTCGCGGCCCAGATAAAAAAGTTTGAACTTGCAAGGCAGGCTAAACGCATAGCCCATAAAATTGGCAAAGACATAGATAATATCAATGGTGACGAGACAATTGACGAGATTGTCAATCTCATTGAATCCCCAATAACTGAATTCCTTAGACAGGATGACGTTGGTCAAAAGCCAGAAAAGCTTGGGGACGACATCGACGAATACCTACAATTCTTAATAGAGAACAAGTGTGATCAAATTGGAATATCTAGTGGCTTTCCTAGATTTGACGCTGTTGTTGGCGGTGGCCTCCGCCGCAAGTGTGTTGATCTGGTTTCTGCAAGGCCCGGAGTTGGTAAATCAGTATTTGCCGACAATGTAGCACTCCACAATGCTAGGAAAGGCATCCCTGTTCTCATGCTAGACACCGAGATGTCAAAAGAAGATCACCTAAATAGAATTATTTCTAACATAAGTGGAGTCCCTATTGGAGAAGTTTCGACAGGTCAGTTTGCTGAAGATGATGAAAAAACAATCAGAGTTCAAGAGGCAATAGAAGAAATTAGAGATATCCCGTATACGTACGTAAGCGTTGCTGGTGCTCCCTTTGAAACTATTATGAACACAATTAAACGCTGGATTATTCAGGATGTTGGGCAAGATGAGTATGGAAGAACCAACGACTGCTTGGTCGTCTACGATTACCTAAAGCTTATGTCGTCTACCTCTATAAACAATAACATGCAAGAGTATCAAGCACTTGGGTTTCAAATTACCAACCTCCACAACTTGGCTGTTAAGTTTGATTTTCCATGTCTCTCGTTTGTGCAGTTAAATAGAGATGGTATTACCAAAGAGTCCACCGATGTCGTGAGTGGATCTGATAGACTCATCTGGCTGTGTACATCATTCTCGATATTTAAATTAAAGTCAGCAGAAGAGCTGGCTGAGGACGGCCCAAACGCAGGTAATAGAAAACTTGTGACACTAAAGGCCAGACACGGAGCTGGATTGCTCGATGGTAACTATATTAATATGAATATGATTGGTTCTCACTCGCAGTTAAATGAGCTTAGAACCAGAGATGAAATAAGATCGTCTCCGGATGACGGAGTTATAGAAGGTGCAGACTTACCATTTGAGGTACAAGATGAAGATTGATAACGATGTAAAACTAGACTTTGATGATGTCTTACTTGTTCCACAAAGATCAGCGGCTGCAAGTAGAAGGGAAGTAGACCTCAAGAGAAATTTTAAGTTCTACCACTCTCCTAAAGAATGGCATGGAGTTCCTTTGATGGCGGCAAACATGGACACCACAGGAACATTTAAGATGGGTGCAGCATTAAGTAACTATGAGGCTATAACCTGCCTTAGTAAGTACTATGAAGCAGAAGATATAGAAAGCTATTTTAAGTACTATAACGTAGAACCTAATGTTTGGGTTAGCGTGGGTATGGACTGGAAAAGAGAGCTAGACAAACTGCTTGATATTTCTGAGAACATGAATTCTTCACCAAACATCTGCATTGATATAGCCAATGGATACACCGAGAAATTTGTAGACTGGTGCGGTAAAATTAGACTGGAGTTTCCTGATTCAATTATAATGGCTGGAAACGTAGCTACACCAGAGATGGTTTCTGAACTAATCTTACATGGAGAAGTTGATATTGTTAAGGTTGGCGTTGGCCCCGGATCTGCATGTACAACCAGATTAAAGGCTGGCGTTGGTTATCCACAGCTCTCGGCTATAGCGGAGTGCTCACACGTTGCTCATGGGTTACGATCAGACTCTGGTCGTCTTGGTTTGATATGTGCCGATGGAGGTTGTCGCTACCCAGCAGACGTAGCCAAGGCTTATGGAGCGGGTGCTGATTTTGTTATGCTAGGAGGAATGTTAGCTGGAACCGCAGAGTGCGAAGGTGAGTGGGTAGAAAAGGCGGGAACAAAATACCTAACATTCTATGGCATGTCATCTAAAAAGGCTCAGGAAAAACATGGAGAAGGTCTCCTAGACTATCGTTCTAGCGAAGGTAGGGTTCAAAAAGTTGCCTATAAAGGAAAAGCAGAGGTTGTTATCAATGATATTCTTGGGGGTGTACGTAGTGCTTGTGCTTATACTGGTGCTACTTCGTTAAAAGATTTTAGCAAAACAGCACGTTTTGTACGTGTAAATAGAACTCACAACGATTCATCAGTAGAAAAATTATAATGCATAGCAAGAGTGTACGAGAAAAAACCTTAGACCTTAAAAAAGTAAAAGATATAATATTTGATGATATAGATTTGCTTTTGGAAGATTTAGAGTTGGAATATGAGCGTCAGGACGATAATATATTTATGTGCTGTCCTATCCATGCGGGCAGCGACAACCCGCAAGGCTTATCTATCTCTTTGTATAGAAAGGCTTGGAGATGTTGGACTCGCGGATGTCACGAAGATTCAAGTACAGATATATTCGGTTTCATTGGAGGTTGTTTAAAAACAGACAACTTCTCAGAGATTTTAAGATACGTATGCAATCTATACAGCGTGGATGGAGCGAAGACGAATAAAAAACAAAAGAGCAATCTAGATAAAGACAGTGAACTATTTAAGAAACTAGTAAAGCAGTTTAAGAAAGAAAGACAAAAGATAGCAAACCCTACAGAAACGTTTATTGGACCATTCCCCAAAAAGATGCTAGGAGGGTCGCCCTATTTTGAGAGCAGAGGATTCAATAGAGAAACTCTAAAGCACTTCGGTGTTCGTGACAGCGACTCGTTCGTAATGAGAAACAGGTCAATAATACCTGTAGTCTATAAACAAGGCAAGATTGGTTTCATAGCTAGAGCAACAAAAGAGTGGGTGCAACCCAAGTATCTGTTCTCGGAAGGTTTTAAAAAAACAGATTACCTATACAACTACGACAACGCCATAAAAAGAGCACAAGAGATTGGATGTATATTTTTAGTAGAAGGGCAAGGCGACGTTTGGAAACTATACGAGGCTGGAGTCTATAACGCGGTAGGTCTTTTTGGTAAGGATATATCAAGAAGTCAAAGATCTCTATTGCTTAACAGTGGAGTGACAAAGCTTGTTATACTAACAGATAACGACCAAGCAGGAAGAGAAGCTAAGATCAAGATAAAAAGAGACATGTCTAGAATGTTCAAGCTGATCTTCCCGAAGATGAAAACTAAAGACTTGGGCAACATGTTTACAGATAAAATTAAACAGGACATATTAGATAACTTACAAGGACATTTTTAATGAAGATATTGGGCATTTCTGGAAAGAAGCAAGCAGGTAAAAACACTGTGGCGAATATTATACATGGGACTGTTCTAAAAGAGAACGGACTCATTAAAGATTGGAACGTTGACGGCTCAGGTCAGTTGATGATCCTGACAGAAAACGGTGAAGGTCAAGAGGGTTGGGGTCAATTTAACATAACAAGAAAAGACGAAGCATTTTCACAGTACGCAGAACATAACATGTGGCCTTATGTTAAACTCTACAGTTTTGCGGACCATCTTAAATGGATATGCGTAAAGCTATTTAACATCCCAGAAGAATGTGTATTTGGAACAGACGAACAGAAGAATCAACTTCAAGACCACTTGCTGTGGGAGAATATGCCAAAAGCAATAAACTCCACAATTATGAAAAAAATGATCAAAGCCCCTGACGCAATAAGATCTTTTGATTGGAAAGAAGGCTCGATGACCGCTCGTGAGTTTATGCAGTTCTTTGGTACAGATGTATGCCGTAAAATGTACGAGCCTGTCTGGGTAGACAGTTGCCTACAAGAAATAAAAAAAGAACAACCAGAACTAGCCATAATAGCGGATGTAAGATTTCCAAATGAAGCTAAAGCTATTGAAAAAGCAGGAGGAACGCTTCTCCGCCTAACAAGACATGTATTTAAGGATGAACACTCTAGCGAAAAAGCTCTAGACGAATATCCTTTTGAGCACACAATTAAAAACAACAACGACAGCCTAGATAACCTCATGGTTATGGTTAATAATCTTTATCAAAACCTTAAGGGGAAATAATGATAGTCACTTATGTTAGAAGTTCAAGCTATAATAATTATTCATACTGTGAGATGCAGTATTTTATAACCTATGTTTTAGGACACCAGTCAGACAGTGGTAAAAAGGCTGACATGGGAACCATGGCACATAAGGTTATGGAGATACTAGCGGGACTTAAAAAGTTCCAACAGGATAACTCAAGAAAAAAATACCTTGTCGTAGATGATGATGCCGCTGGCAAGATAAGAATTCATAAAGATAGACTTTACACAGACGAGTTTGTAGATGAGCTATGTGAAATTGCCATAGATTGCTACGCCAAAAACTCTAAGCATAAGTTTGGCCCAAAAGACAGAAGAGATATAGCCGAGACTGTCTATACATTTCTTACACATAGCGATGGACAGTTTGACCCTAGACTCAGAAATATCCATCATCCAGAACCACATTTTGACATACCTATTGAAGAAGATTGGGCCAAGTTTGAATATGAAATAAATGGAGAAAAGATTGAAGGACAACTTGCTATTAAGGGGACTATCGACCTAGTTACAAAGATCAATGATGACACAATTGAGGTAGTTGACTGGAAAACAGGTAGACGTATGGACTGGGCTACTGGAGAGGTTAAAGACTACGAAAAGCTGGAAAAAGATGCACAACTATTGCTATATTTCTATGCTATATCTAAACTTTATCCTGATTTCCCCAATAGGATCATGAGCATATTCTTTTATAAGGATATAGACGGGAATCCAGACCCTAAACCCTTTAGTCTATGCTTTGGAAAAGAAGATGAAGTTAGATTTTTAGAGATGCTAAAGAATAGAGTTGAAGAAATTAGACAGAATAACAGCCCTAAATTACTAGATCGTACGAGAAAACACTGGAAATGCAAGTACCTCTGTCACTTTGCCAAGAATAATTGGCCGGGAACAGACAAAAAAATGTGTATACATATAGAGGAGAGCCTTAAAGAACAGGGCATGGAAAAAACGATGGAAGATTGTACCAGAGAAGGCTTTAATATAGGATTTTATGAGGCACCGGGGTAAAACAAACTACATTTTAAAACAAGGGTAAAAAATGACAGACTATATTAAGGAAGCAGATGAGAAGTTTTACTTCGACACTTATGGTTCAGAAGAAGAGCTTACAGAAGATAACTTTTATGTACCAGCAGAGGCTGAATACGAAGATTGGGGCGAAGAAGCTGAGGAGTGGGATGTCTCTGAAGCGAAACCCGGATTGTGGGAAAATATTCGCAAAAAGAAAGAGCGAGAAGGCAAAAAGTATAAGCCAGCTAAAAGAGGGGATAAGGATCGTCCAGATCCAGAATCTTGGAAAAAAGCACAGAACGGCCATAAATATAAAGACCCTAAGACTGGAGAGATTTACGAGTACGAGAGAAAAGGTATCTACAAAAAAGATGGTAGAACTTTAATTCCAACTCAGGCGGCAGAGTATCAAGGGAGAAAAGTTCAGCTAGGTAAACCCTTTAGAACTCCAGATGGGCCAAAGAAGTTTGCGGTCTATACTAAAAACGGATCGGGAAAAGTTGTTATCGTAAGGTTTGGCGATCCAAATATGGAAATTAAAAAAGATAATCCAAAAAACAGAAAAAGCTTTAGAGCTAGACACAAGTGCGACACTGCTCCCGGCCCGAAGTGGAAGGCGAGATACTGGTCGTGCAGAAATTGGTAAGTTGAACCCTTACGACCCGCCAGAGTCCGATACAAAAAAACACGCAGAACAGAAAGATAACAAATGTACAAACAAGTAGTAAAATGGGCGATGTGGTCTTGCATCATCCTTGGTATGAGTGTATTTACAGTAAAGAAATGCTCCGCACAGGATAATTTTGCACACCACCACGGCGGGCGGTGGCATTCGCACCCACACAACCAGTTCCACTATCACAACATGGTTTCATACTACCCCATAGTTCAGTGGTTTCCACATGGAACAAACCTGAACGTTGGTCCAGTCCTTGTGTCTCCAGATAGAAGA